CGATGCCGTCTCCTGGTATTTCCTCCCATCCTCCGGCCACACTCCGCACAGATCAGCAGGCCGGAAAAGATGTATGTTTCCTTCTGGTTCTTCTTTATATTTATTTTCAGCTTCCGTTGTACATCGTCCCATAGATCAGCGGAGACGATTGCAGGACAGTAGTCTTTTATTCCGGTGTAGTGCTCACCCTTGTAAAGCGGAGACATGAGCATCCTGCGGAAAGCCGGTTTAGTCCCTGGCATCCCGTATTTTTTGCCGTATTCCCTCATTACCTCGTTTATATTTCCACATGCGGAATACATCTCAAAAGCCTGTCTGACATATTGTGCATTTTCATCGGGGACGAGGTGTTTGTTCTCTATCCGGTATCCTGCCGTTGTTGTGCCGGAGATCACTTCCTTTTGGCTTAACTTGTACGCCTGTACCTGCTTGATTCTCTGGCTTGTATTTTCTGCTTCAAACTGCGCAATGCTCATCATCTGATTGACGATTAACCGGCCTTGCGGAGTTGTGGTATCATAGATTGGTTCCCATATTGCCAACCATCCGACATTATGTTTATCAAGGATTGCTTGAGTGGCGGTATAGTGCCGGACACTTCTGAAAAAACGGTCTAAACGTGTGAAAATTATCAAGTCGATTTTTCCGGCCTGAACATCTGACAACATTCTTTGCAGTTCATCCCTTTGGCTGTATTTTGTGCCGGAAATGCCGTCATCCAAATATTCACCGACAATAGAATAACCCTTTTCCTTGGCGTATCTTGTCAGAGCATCCTTTTGTGCGGAAATAGAATCACCTTCTTTTACCTGAATATCACTGGATACCCTCAAATATATTGCTACTCTTTTCATTTTTGACCCCTCGTTGATTGACTATTCTGGTCAATTTGGTATAATCAGGATAGTTCGACTTACTTGCTATCAGTTTTTTCTATTTCATTACCCCTCCTTTGTCAAAAGCGCCTCATGGTCTTAGTTACCGTGGGGCGCTTTAGTGTTTACTATTCAAAAGTTTGATCAGGTTGATAACATATTCCTGCTCGTTTGCATGGAGCTTTTTGCCTTCCTCAATCATCAACCGGAGATTGTTGTTTGAAGAAAGTTCGTAATCTAATCCATCGGTTTTCTGTCCGGTCAGGACGGACACAGAGCAATTCAATGCATTTGCAATTTTCTGAACTTTGTCAGCTTTCGGGACGCTCCGTCCATGTTTCCAGTCAGAAATACTGCCCTGCGCAATACCTGTAATTTTGCATACATCAGAATCCTTCAGTCCCCTGGAATCTCTAATTTCTGCGTATTTTTCATAAGAAAGCATAGGAACACCTCCAAAAATTACGGAAAAGTTAAAAAATATCCTTTACTTTTACGGAAAACCGCAGTATAGTTAATTCAACGGTTGCGAAAACCGTAGAAAACGGCTTTCCTGCATGTTATCTACAATTTCATTATAACGGAAATCCGAAAAATTACAATATGGAATACGGAAGAAAGGAGGTTTATGAAGCGTAGAGAAAACAGCCGATACCCTCGATATGCATCAATAAGGGACGCACACGGTCTAAACGATTATGCAGTCAGTAAGGCAACAGGGGTTCCGGCCTCAACAATCAGCGACTGGAAGAATGAAAAATCACAGCCTGGTGTTGAATCGCTGATCAAGATTGCAAGGGTATTCGGCATAAGTGTTGAAGAACTTGTTGGAGATGTGGAATGAACACAGTAAACATTGACCGGCTGACCGCTGTCCTGTCTGGAATTTTGTCTGACAGGTTCCGCAGAGATGTAAAAGTCACATTGGAGGGAAAAGATGTTAACAACAATCCTGATTGCCCTGGTACTGATTCTTGCCGGAGTGCTCGGATTCCTACTGTACGCAATGCAGTATGAGCACAACAAGAAGATGCGGGGCAGGCAGAGAAGAAAGACAGAAGCCTGGAAGACGGTTTTTCAGAGAACTGATCTCAAGGCATAAAAAAAGCCGCCTGACACCTAACGGCATACAGACGGCAAGAAAAAGATATATGTAAGTGCATTATAGCACATGAACAGGAGGCTTGTGAAGATGAATGAACCGAAGACAGAGAATGAACTCACAAAAGAAGAGTTTGAGAGAATCGTTAAAGAAGAGGAACTGCACTATATCAGAGAATCAATCATCAACGCAGAACTGCTGCGAGACATGTGAACATTACCAAGTCTGTATAGAAAGACGAGGCAGGTGCAGGAGTTATACCAATCCGGAAATAAGATATTACCTGAAAACAAAGAGAGTGAGGGAACAAATTGAAAACCTTAACAGAGCCCGAACAGAAAATGCTTGACGAGCTTAGAGAAAAGGCACAGACCGTCCTTGACTATATGCAGCGGAACGGAATGATGAACTTCCACCGTGTCGGCTTTGACATTGTACCTGATTTTAAAGGCAGACCGCATATACACATTGACGCAATTACACGCAAAGGAAACGAATACCGGTCTGCATCAATGTGTCAGTTCTTGTATCTGGACACGGAATGGACAACAAACGTTTCAGAGTGGAGGGGTAAAGAAGAATGAGTGAATTTTCAGTACAGATCAAACAGCCGGTTATCATCTCCGGCAATTTCGAAGAAATGCAGCAGGAACTTTCCAATATGATGCAGGCATATGCCGGTCTGGAAGTGACAGAAGCAAATCTTCCTGAAAGAAAGAAGGATATTGCCACTCTCCGCAAGATCAAGTCGGCCATCGAAGACAAGCGCAAGAGCGCAAAGAAGGATTATGAAAAGCCGTTCAAGGCATTTGAAGCAGAATGCAAGAAGCTGACCGGCATCATCGACAAAGAAATTGACCGCATCAATGCGGACATGGATGTATATGAGCAGAAGCGCAAGGCAGATAAGAGAATTCTGATTGCACAGCTATATGCACAGAATATCGGTGAATATGCGGATTATGTTCCGCTTGAATCTGTTTACCGTCCCCAATGGGAGAACAAGACCTACAGTGAAAGCAACATTATCTGTGACATTCAGGAAGCCGTACTCACCGTCAAGACAGATTTCCGGACAATCGACACCATGTGTGACCCCTGGCAGGAAGAGTGCAAAGCGGTCTATAAGGTATCCGGCCTGACTGGTGCACTCCAGAGATACAAAGACCTTGAGAGTGCAAGGAAGACCGCAGAAGCCTCTGTAAAGGCCAGTGAACAGCAGACCCCTACACCTGAACCGATGGAACAGGAAAAGCCCGTAGAAAGCCTTGTGGACGGCGACAGATGGGTATTTACAATCACTGTCACTAATGAAAATGATGCAAAGTTCATCCGTGATACCTGCGAGATGTGCGGGTACGAATATAAGGAGGGATAATGGGAAGGATCGAGGAACTCAGAGAAGAAAGGCGAAAGCTGACCAACGAAATAAAACGCCTTGAAGAAGAGGCAAAAAAAGAGGCAAGCGGAATGCATTGTGGTTCTATCCGGTGCCAGATCAAGCAAAACAGGAGAGATGAAGGAAAAACGTACTTTGTTTCGATTCACAATCCGAACAGAGCCGGAGGCAAAGGAGTATGGTATCAGTTCATGATTGGGGATACAAAAGATGAAATCATGGACAAATTACAGGAACTTATAAACGATACAAATGAACTTCTGAATAAAATGAGGGAGGGATAAATGGCAGAACAGAAAAACATTTTTCAGCGCATGAGTGCTATCACTTCCGAGATCAGCACCGTTGCAAAGAACCTCAATGTTGATGCCGGAAAGTCCAGTTACAAGGCAGTCGGTGAAGCAGATGTCTTGGCCGCTGTAAAGCCTATCGAAGCAAAGCATGGAGTTTATTCATATCCGTTTGAACGGTGTATCGTTGAATCGGGTGAAATGGTCTCACAGACCAAATACGGCGAGAGAAAACAGCTTTTCATGAGAGTGGCCACTGTATACCGGTTCGTTAATGTGGACAATCCGGACGAATTTATAGATATACAGACCTACGGAGACGGTGTTGACACTCAGGACAAAGCGCCCGGCAAGGCTATGACATACGGTGACAAATACGCACTGCTCAAAGCCTACAAAATCCAGACCGGTGATGATCCTGACCAGAACGCAAGTGAAGACCTCTCCGGAGTAAGCAGGGGAAAGACACAGAAGAAGCAGAAAGAACAGCCGGTTGAAGACCGCACAGGAGAACCGGCATACCCCACAGAGGAAGCAATGGTCAAAGACCTGATGGCCGTTGCGTCCAAAAGTGAAAAGGTAAACGGGATGCTCACAAAACTGCTTGAGACCAACAATGCAAGAGACCTTGCAGAACTGGCCTTCATGAAGCCGGATATTGTAAAGGCATGGTGGCAGAAACTTTGCCAGAGGTAAAGCATGGACTACACCGGAACAATACGTGATATGTATGTTGGGATGGATGGAAGATTCACTCTATCCATGAACATAGAAGAAGAACCAGGTGAAATCGAATCACTGAAAGATAAACGCCTGAGAATCAAGATCACGCAGGACAGGAAACACAGAAGCCTTGATGCAAACGCCCTTCTTTGGCACTGCATCGGCAAGATTGCAAAATCATTTACTCCACCACGTGATAAATGGGAGATATATCTCGATGAACTCCGCAAGTATGGGAAGTTTTCCTACATTCTCATGGATGAAAAAGCGGTTGAATCATTTAAACAGATGTGGAGAGAAACAGAGGTTGTCGGTGAAGTCGATGTAAACGGCAGGAAAGCTATTCAGCTTCTTTGTTACTACGGTTCATCTACCTACAACACAAAAGAGTTTTCTGTCCTGCTTGACGGAGTGATAGAGGACATGAAAGAACTCGGTTTACAGCCACCGATACCACGTGACATTAGATCAGCACTGGAAGAATGGGAAAAGCAACATGGCAAACAAAACGACTGACAAGAGCAGAGCCGGTAAAGCGGCAAGGGAGAAGGGAAGCCGTTTCGAGCGTGAACTGTCAAAACTTTTCAACGAACACGGATTCAATACCCACAGAGGTTATGTGTTTCATAAACAGTCTGATGTTGTTGGCCTTCTCGGTATCCATGTAGAAGCAAAAGCGAAAGAAAGAATGAATGCCTGGGACGCACTCGGACAGGCAATCACAGAATCTGAAAAGCGCAAAGACGGTATGCCGACAGTTTTCTGGAAGCGAAGCCGAAAAGGGATCATGGTCTGCATGAGGTTCGATGACTGGATGAAACTGTACACAATAGCAAGAGGAAAGGCAAAAGATGGCAAGCAGGAGAATGTTTTCTCTCCGACTGATCAATAGTACAAGATTCTTGAAAATGCCTATATCATCACAGCTTTTATACTTCCATCTTGGAATGAGGGCCGATGATGACGGCGTTGTAGAAGCATATCCGGTATTAAAGACCGTCGGATGCAATGAGGATGATTTGAAAGTCCTTGTAGCAAAGGGCTTTGCGAAAGTCCTGAATGAAGACCTGATAACTTATATCACGGACTGGAATGAGAACAACAGGATCAGGGCAGACCGCAAACAGGACAGTATGTATAAAGATTTACTGCTCCAAATAATACCTAATGTCGGGCAACTGACAGACAAATGTCAGGCAGATGACAACCAAATGTTAACCAACTGCCAACCAAATGACGGCATAGGTAAGGTTAGGTTAGGACAGGATAGTATAGGACAGGACAGTATATCTATTACTAACGTAATAGATTGTCCGCCTGACAGCGGACGTTATGCCTCAATCGTAGGAGCCTGGAACAGTCTTTCGGAATATGGGATAGCACAAGTCAAGCGTATTGTTGATGGAAGTATCCGTGCAAAGCAGTTGAAAGCCCGAATATCACAGTATGGTGAGGATGCAATCATCGAAGCCATAGACAGGATACGCAGAAGCAAATTCCTGCAAGGTGATAACAACAGAGGATGGATCATCACTTTTGACTGGTTCATCAAACCTTCAAACTTCGCAAAGGTCTATGAAGGAAACTACGACAACGGCAACCACAAACAGACAGATAATAAATTCACACAGAAACTCGTAGACATAGGAGAGTGGGGTAAACAGTTTGAACAACAAGATTAGTGTTCAGGATTTCAGGACGATTGTGCGTGCGCTTTCGGCAGCGTACCCGAGAGATAATTTCATTCCTGATGAATACAGTTTCAATCTTTGGTACACAAGATTGCAGGATATACCATATCTCACACTGAAACGTGCGGCAGACAATTACATCATGACAAACCGGTATGCACCGACTATTGCAGACATGAGGACTTATGCGCAGGATATGGATGTTGCATTTGACATGTTGGCTGCGCAGGCGTGGGATCAGCTTCTTCGGGCTTTGCGCATGTCATACGCACCGGAATCAGAACAGGTATGGAATGACCTGCCGGAAATAACAAAACAGTGTGTCGGCGGTTACGCAACATTCAGGGCATGGGGAAACACTGATACTGCCTCCCTGGAATCAGTACAGAGACCAATGTTTGTGAAGCGGTTCGAGGTATACCAGAGCCGTGAGCGCAAGGAACTGTCAGTGCCGGAGGGTTTGAGAAAAAAACCTCTTCCTTCACTTTCAGGTAGTGAACATACGGCCATTGAATACAAGACAGAAGAACAGCCGAAAGAACCTGCAAAACCTTCCGGACGGTCAAGGGCTGATGATCTGGCAGAACTGAGAAAAAGACTGATGGGAAGGGGGTGATTAAGTGCCGAAGGAAAGAAAAGCCTGTTTCATGTGTGGCAGATATGCCTACACAGAACGGCACCATTAGCCACATTTTCGGAGGAACCGCAAACCGGAGATTAAGCGAAGAGGATGGTCTTGTCGTTAACCTTTGCCCTGATTGCCACAACAGGCCGCCAAACGGTGTCCACTTCAACAAGACATCGATGCAGTGGTTGCACAGAGTAGGCCAGAGAGCCTATGAGGATGAACTGAACAGAAAAGGAATCTCCCCAGATGAGGCAAGGCAGAGATTCATGAAAAGATACGGGAAGAACTACCTTTGATTGGAGGATACATGAAGAACAGGAATTATTCCGAGTTCATCAAAAGCAAAGAGATTGAATCAATCAATGCGGGCATAAGTTTTGATGAATCGGAGCTAAACAAAAACCTCATGCCGTTTCAACGGGATATAGTGGCGTGGGCGCTCAGAAAAGGACGCGCAGCTATATTTTCCGTTTGATTTGCAGGCATACAGGGGGCAAGGCGCTCATATTATGCCCGCTCTCAGTGGCAGAGCAGACCAAAAAAGAAAGCATGAAATTCGGCGTTGATGCAAGGATATGCAGAAAACAATCAGATGTCGGTGACGGCATCAACATTGCGAACTATGAGATATTGAATCATTTTGATGCATCGGTGTTCAACTGCGTTGTGTTGGATGAAAGCAGTATTTTGAAGTCGTTTACATCGTCAACCAGAAACGAATTGATTGATACATTCGCACGCACGCCGTATAGACTGTGCTGTTCTGCGACACCTGCGCCTAATGACTTTTCTGAATTGGGTAATACAGTCGAGTTTCTGGGTATTATGAGCCGCACAGAGATGCTTGCGACATACTTTATACATGACGGTTCAGACACATCCAAATGGCGTTTAAAAGGCTATGGAGTGACAAAGTTCTGGGAGTTCGTAGCGCATTGGGCGGTATGTGTAAGAAGCCCGTCAGACTTGGGATACTCAAACGACGCCTTTAAACTGCCGAATTTGAACCTTATCGAGCATATTGTTGCCAGTCCACAGACAGATGGCTATCTGGTCGCAATGAGGGCGGAAACGCTCTCAGAACGGCGCACAGCCCGCAAACAGTCAATGGACAAGAGAGTGGAAGAGGCGAAACGGCTAGTTACTAACAATAACGATCAATGGATTATCTGGTGTGACTATAACGTCGAATCAAGTGCCTTGCACAATGCCATTGCATGCAGTACGGAAGTTGTCGGAAGTGATGCACCTGCATACAAAGCAGAATCAGCAATCAAATTCTCAGAGGGTGGCATCAGGGTAATTGTGAGCAAGCCGTCAATCTATGGTTTCGGTATGAATTTTCAGAACTGCCACAACATGATATTTTGTGGAATCTCTGACAGCTATGAGCAATTCTATCAAGCCGTGAGGAGATGTTGGAGATATGGACAGGAAAAGCCCGTAAACGTCCACATAATCATATCTGAGGCAGAGATGAACGTGTTAGACAACATCAAGCGGAAACAGGCCGACATGGACACGATGCAAAACAACATGGTTTCACTCATGCGTGATGTGACCATGAGCGAGATCAAGAAAACAACAAGAATTACAATAGATGCTGCGAGAAAAGGAAGCGCAGTTGCAAGTGTTTCTTGTCAAATTAACACACCTGGAATTCAAGCGTTTCATCTATCATCCACAAAGTTTAGAAATAAGAAATCGCATATTGCAGCTAGAAAAAAGGATGTTAAAGATTTCTACTGTATGCCATGTAATTTGGATGATGAGACTTTATCACGATATGTTGTCACACATGAATATGGTCATATGCTTGAAAACTTTTTGTCTCAACAAGATATGACAGGAACAATCTATACACATCAGCAAAATTGTGAACACTACAGAAATGAAATCCTCAATATTGCAAAAAACTTGGACGAGAATTTTAGTATTGATAACTTTTTATCAGAATATGGAAGTACAAACGATAAAGAGTTTTTTGCTGAGTGTTTTGCAAATAGTCAACTAGGTCAACCAAATGTATTAGGAAATGCCATGCTGATCTGGCTTGAAAGGAGGGGTTTTAATGTTTATTGAAAAAAAGGATTTACCATATTTTATGAAAAACAAAGAATGGTATTTCTTCGACAAAAACGAAGGCGTATACAAACCGACTGAGAAAGCACCTCCTCGTGCGGTGGAATCTATTACCAAATTCAATGCTGACCAT